GGGCACAGTGACATACAGTCTAATAGAAGAACTGCGCAAAGAGTTTGCAGGTCCTATCTTTGTTGACACTAAGAAACAAGACCTGAAACGTTTTAATGGATGCTTTGTTAAGATTAATGAGTTAGAGTATAACAGACGCACCAGTCTTAATGACCAGTTGATTGTCACGCTAGGCGAACACGGTGCAATATACAAACAAGGCCAATCAGAAGTCCATCAGGATGCTCCTAAAGTAGAAGTCAGTGATGTCTGCGGAGCAGGTGATACATTCTTAGCTGCGCTTACTTACAAATATTTAGAAACTAAAGACATGGGTGCCGCCGTATTATTTGCCCTTAAATCTGCAAGCATCACGGTACAACACGTAGGAGTGTATGCTCCTACTTTAGAGGAAATCAAATGAGAGTTTTGGTAACAGGTTACAAAGGATTCATTGGACAAAATTTAGTTCAGTATATCTACGACAACACAGACTGGAGTGTGGATTTATATGAGTGGGGCGATAGCAATATGCCCAGTATCATGGAACAGGATTGGGTTATCCATCTGGGTGCGATTAGTAGTACAACAGAGCGCGACTTGGATAAAGTCATGCGCCAGAACGTAGACTTTACTAGACAGATATTCAATGCTTGTAAAACATATGGAGTTAACTTGCAATACTCCAGCAGTGCCAGCTTATATGGTATGGGCAGTGACTTTAGAGAAACAGCCATGCCGGATCCACGCACACCTTATGCTTGGAGCAAGTACCTATGCGAATACTATCACAGACAACATCAAGGCGGCAACATAGTCCACGGGTTCCGATATTTTAATGTTTACGGCAATCACGAAGAACACAAAGGTAGCCAAGGTAGTCCGGTAAGTCAGTTTAGTACGCAAGCAGAAGATGGCAAAATTAAACTGTTTCACAACAGCGACAATTACTTACGTGATTTTGTTGCTGTAGAAGATGTGTGTCGTGTTCATGTAGAGTATATCAAACGAGTTAAAGCTTCGGGTATATGGAATGTGGGCACAGGTAAGGCAACTAGTTTTCAAAATGTGGCAGATTTAGTCAGCAGAAAGTATAATGCACCTATAGAATACATAGAAATGCCTGAAATACTCAAATCTAGTTACCAAACATACACCTGTTCAGACACAAGTAAGCTAGAAGACAGTATAGGAACACAGCGTTGGATCTCTTTGGAGGAATGGCTTGATAAATACAAGTTATGAAAGCCATTCAATTCTTACCTGAACTAAGCACAGAGCTACTAGCCCGTTATAAAAAAGCCGCCTATACCGATGCTAAAAAAGCTGATGCAGACGGCGATTATGAACGCGGCAACAAACGTTTCGAAGGCATCAACAAAGCCACAGTTAAACAGTTTGACAATGATCTTAAGAAACATGATCAGCAAAGCGTGGCAGAAAGCTGGAATACAATTACAGAATGGCTAGCAGAAGAAGGCAAAGCCAGCCGTGCATTGTGTCAGGGCGGCAAGCCAGATAGTCAATTAGGCGCAAGTCAATTGTCCAGTTGCAAGAGTCAAGGACTACGTGCTCGTGATGGCGAGAAGAGTCACTTGATTGGTCACGAAGGCAGTAAAGTTCGTGTTACAGTAGGCGGCAAGAAAATCAAAGGCAAAAAATACGGTGGCCCACTACCCGACTATGGTACAAGGAAAAGACAGCGATGAGGTTTTACGAAGTAAGGGAATTCACAGTTCCTGGCGTTAACTTTAATGAAGCTGTTACTGGTACTGATCCTGTTACAGGAAAACCCTTGGGAGTACAAGCTGCTCCAGGAATCATAGATCGTATTAAAGGGTTCTTTGGTTCTACACCACCACTAGCTGCAACGCCAACAGTCCCAGCAAAACCATCAGGACCTACTTCAATAGGATTCCAAACTAAACTAAGACAAATTGCAGCAGCACTAGGTGTACAAGCTGATCACTTATTAAAGATTATGCATTTTGAAACTGCTGGCACAATGGATCCAGCAATACAAAGTGGTGGCACAGGTGCAACAGGGTTGATACAATTTATGTCTAAAACCGCAACATCACTAGGTACAAGTACTGAGCAACTTGCACAAATGACTGCCGAACAACAATTGGATTATGTTTATCAGTTTTACAAGGCTAACAAGCTACCACCAGGTTCTAGCTTGTCAGACATTTATCTTTACACATATATGCCAGCAGTCATACGAGCAGGCAAACCTGATACATTTGTACTAGGCAAGAAAGGTGCTTATGGCAAAAAGATTTGGAATGTTGACTTAGGTAAAAATTGGGACAAGAATGGTTCATTTGCAAGAGAAGCAAAAAGAAACAACCGTAACTATTTTACTGTAGGCGATGTCCGCAATGTTATCAACCGTGCTTAACTAATCTATAAATAGTTTCATGGATTTGTTAGGTAAATTATTAATCGCCCCACCCTCAGTTAAAACCGGATTTTGGCACAAGTCAGTGGTCTTTGTAACTGAGCACCATCAACAAGGTAGTATTGGCCTTGTGCTAAACAAACGCAGCCAAGTAAGTATTGTTGAGTTTTCTGAACAACTGAGCGTGGCAATAGACCTTCCAGGTTTTGTTTACGTAGGCGGCCCAGTTAATCCCAAGAGTCTAAGTATATTGCACAGTCCAGAATGGTCCTGTTCAAACACATTGGAAATCAACAAGCATTATAGTCTCAGCAGTAGTTCAGACATGTTGCCCAGACTAGCTGCTCACGACACACCTGAGTACTACAGAGTCTTTATGGGCATGGCTGGCTGGGCACCAACCCAGCTGGTACAAGAAATCACAGGCATTACGCCTTATAAACACGAAAACAGTTGGTGTTTGGCCACACCTGATTATGAAACTGTTTTTGGCAATGACCAAGCAGATCAATGGTGCAGTTCGTTAGACCTCTCTGGGCAAGAGTTTGCCCAAAACACATTTTTGTAATATTGCTTGACATAAGTATATAGAGAGTGTAAAATTTATACTTTATTGGTTGGGTCTGTAAACACAACTAAGAAAGAGGTTTAAAATGGCGGATACTTTGTTGCTTAATGCGGACGGCTTGCCAGTGAGCGTACTACCGCTGAGCACAATCACCTGGCAGGATGCAATTCGATATATGGTACTTGATAAAGGTACGGTATTGTCATGGCATGAAAATTGGATAGTACACAGTGCTACTTGGCAAACACCAGTACCTAGTGTAATTATTCTGCGCGAGTACATGAAGACCAAGACCACAGTTCGATTCAGTCGAGCCAACATACATTTGCGAGATAGGGGACAATGTCAATATTGTGGAACTCATGTGGAACGTAAAGTTGCCACATTGGATCACGTGCTGCCAGTAAGCAAGGGTGGTAAAACTACTTGGGAAAATTGCGTAACCGCATGTGCTCCATGTAATAGTCACAAGAGCGATAAATTGCACGGATGGAAGCCACGTATTGCACCGTATAAACCCGACTACTACGAACTTGTTAACAAGCGTAAGAAATATGAATTTCAAGTAAGGCATGAAGAATGGTTACAATATCTACAATAAAGAAGTTTCTTTGGAAAATATTAGGCTTTTGTAGTCTAGGCATGGCGTATGTTGGGGTAATCACACCCGGCATACCTTATAGCCCGTTTGTAGTTTTTGCCGCTTATTGCTTTGCCAAGGGTAGTCCAAAGATGCATGCTTGGTTATACAACCACAAACTGTTTGGCCCTTTCTTGACCAACTGGAGTGAGAAGCGGGTGTTTCCACAACGGATGAAATACTTCATGCTGGCCATGATGAGCACCAGTTTGATCATTATGTGGTTCACAGGAGTTAAACCCATTGGTATATTATCTACAGGTATCTTTATGGCATGTGTAGCTGTATGGGCGTGGCGTTATCCAAATAGTGTGGAAGCACATGCCAGGCGTATTGCTCAAGGTAAGAAAGTAGGCTGGTTCAACAATAGTTTTTAGTTTTGTAATCATACTGTAATCGATTTGGGGGTAAATATGACATATGAAGACTTACCGCTCTATTTTTATATCGGATGTCCATCTTGGAACTAGAGATAGTCAAGCAGACAAGTTAAACAACTTTCTCAAACACAATACATGCGAAACACTTTATCTCGTTGGAGATATATTAGATGTGTGGCGCATACAACAAAACAAATGGCGGTGGAAACAAAGCCATACTAATGTTGTAAGACGTATACTTGGACACGCTAAACGTGGCACTCGAGTAATCTACGTAGCATGCAATCACGATGAATTCCTACGCCCACTCATGCCCTATGGTATCAACTTTGGCAATATAGAAATTGTAAATCAAATAGAACACATAGGTATAGACACCAAACACTATCTAGTCACACATGGCGACTTGTTTGATGGCATTACCAGACTAGCACCATGGCTAGCCTTCTTAGGAGATAAAGCATATGATATCATCCTGTCTATCAATAGTAAGTATAATTGGTTACGTCATCGCATGGGTTTTGGGTACTTTAGCATTAGCAAGTTTCTTAAGCACCGAGTTAAGAAGGCCGTAGACTTTATGTTTAAGTTTGAAGAGAATCTAGCCAACTACTGCAAGAAACGTGGCTTTGATGGAGTTATATGTGGACACATACATCACGCAGAAATCAAAGAGATCAATGGCGTGATGTATATGAATGACGGCGATTGGGTTGAATCGTGTACAGCACTTGTAGAGCATCATAGTGGACTGTGGGAAATCATAACTTGGACTAAGGAGAAAGATAATGTGGATACTGATACTAATAGCAGTTCACGTGAACAATCCTCAGGACGTTCCGGGAAGAATAGAACTAGCATTCAAGGACCAGATGAGTTGCGAAGTAGCTCTAGCGTCAATGAAGTGGCAGTTAAAGTTTAATAATTTTAAGGTAGAAGGCCAATGCAAACGACAATAAGCGATAAGATTACCATAGTAGTGCCTTGCAAGAACGAAGAGAACTACATTGCACATTTATTAACACATCTGCGTAATCAAATGATAGGCAGTACTAGAATTATTATTGCTGATTGTTCTACAGATAATACACGCGAAGTTATTCAAATAATGAAAGGTGAATTGAATGTGGAAATCATTGAAGGTGGCCCAGTTTCATTAGCCAAGAACAACGGAGCACGACTAGTAACTACGCCATATATCCTATTCATTGACGCTGATGTTCGTTTTTTTAAAGACACTGTGATTGGAGATGCTGTTAACTTAATAGAGTCTAAGAACCTAGACCTCATTGGCTTAAACATCAAATGCTATGATAATGACTTACGTGCCAAGATTGGTTTCACAGCATTTAACCTAATCAATAATGTATTAAAGTACGTTAGTCCATTTGCAGTGGGTGCATTCATGTTGACCCGTAGAGAACGTTTTGAACAGTTGGGTGGCTTTCCCGAACAGATGTCCACGAGCGAAGACTTCTTCCTATCTCGCAAGTACAGCCCTAAAAAGTTTAGAATTATCCGTCATCACTTTGGACAGGACAGCCGTAGATTCAAGAAGATGGGATATATGGGCATGGCCCGTTATCTAGTTAAGAACTATGTTAATCGTAACAACAAAGCCTATTGGGATAGTCTGGACAACAGCAAGTATTGGGCATAACATACTCGCCGTGCTGATGGCGTACAATGAGACAAATGATCAGCTGGGAACACATGTTCCTATTTTTATGGCTATGCTTGTGCTAGGTCTGGGTTGTTGGCCAAGGCCACTTCAAACGAGCGCATGGCCTGCATAATATGACCCAACCATGCGTTCTTTTCAGCCATGTCAGGATTGGGTTGTGGTGCAGGCTCAAGGGCAACTGGCTCAGGGGCTTTTTGTTGTGCCTTGGCGGCTGCATCTGCACGGCTCTTGATGTCTTTCTCCACGTTGGCCTTGCGTTGGCCAACGCTAGGATACCAAGGAATGCCAGGGTCAAACGGCTCACGTTGATAAGCAATGGTAAAATGATCAAATGCCTTGCGACGATCGTAGCCCAACTGCATTGCCAGTCTACAGCCGTAGACATCAGCGTCATATTCTTCTTGTCTGCGCTGTGCAGGTGTTACCTTTTGGCCGCGTAGTTTGGGGTACCAACCCTTGGGTCCAAATGCCCACACCATATGTCCCATCTCATGTCCTAACACGTAGGCTATGCAGTCGTCGCTGAGATCCCAGAAACAGCCCACATCAAAGCTAATGATCTTGTCGTCAAAGTTGGCGGAGGCCCAAGCACTTTCACCCGTTACAGGCACTGAGATTTTGACACCGTTTAGGGCACCCGCATCTTCTGGTGGCATGACTTTCTTAAGTTTGGCATACATAGCCTGACATCTAGTCAACAGTTTAGCCGCACGAGCCTTCCACTGATCCAGTTCCTGTGCTGTCATGGGTTCTAGTTTGTGGATATACTTACGAACATTAGGATCAGTAATGTTTTGAGTATAAGCATTGACCTTCTGCATCATGGGATTCTGTCCCAATTGCCCAGCTCCGTCGTCAAAAGCCGGATCCTGTTCCATAATAATTTCATAAATCTTCATACAAGTATTTACCTTGTATAATGCTAGGATCTATATAGATCCTATTTTAATGAATAAATACTCTGTTAACACGGAGTTTATATGAAGAAGTTTTTACTATTATTACTAGCAGTTCCATTACTAGCATTAGCACAAAAGGCACCGCAGGGCGTTACGTATGACGCAAAAATTATCAGAGTAACGGATGGCGATACAGTTGTTATCGCCGCACCCTTTCTACCCTTACCCCTTAAGCCCGAACTTGCGGTACGAGTCTACGGCGTCGATACTCCGGAAAAAGGATTTAGAGGTCAATGCGACAGCGAAAAGCAACGTGGTGAAGCCGCCAGCGTTTTCACTAAAGGTCTCATTAACGCCAGCCAACAGCGACA